CGCGTGTTGGCCATGCCGCCGGTGGACTTCGCGCCGCCGCGGATCGCCGTCGTCGCCAAGCTGAACGCCTTCTTGGGCGGCATAAACGAGGCCAGCGTGCGCGGCGCCATGGTCTTCACCCCAGCGGCGACCAGGGGCGAGGAAGGCGGCGTGCCGGCGTTCAGCTGGGCGATCTTGCCGCGCCCAAGCATAGTCGCGCCGCGCTGATTGAGGATCGCCTCACCGGGCGTGAGCATGGCCGGAACGGTGTCGGTTGGCGCGAGGGCGCCGGCGATTTTCGGGAACGGCGTAACATTCGACGTTCCCCGAGCGTAGCCTCTGACGCCCGAGGCGGCCATGATCGAAGGATCGACGGTGAGCTTGCCGCCCTGGCGCTGAGTGGCGCCGGGGAACTTCTTGGCCACCTCCTGGGCCATGGGCCCGACGACTTTCGGGTACGATTTGGGATCCCCTTTGTACCGGAACGCGTGCAGCTGCAGCCCGGTCTTGGGATCTTTTCCAACCTTTGTGACGTCGGTCTTCATCGTCTCGTCGGAAACCGGCTTGAAGAATCCGGAGAGATCCTGCAGGCCGCCGAGCGCCAGCGCGCCCCAGTTCGTCGGCGTCGTCGTCTGGGTGCTAGAAGTGCCGGTGGTCGCGGTGTCGTGCGGCGTCATGCCGAGCGCCGACAGAAGCGTGGCCAGCTGCTGTTGCGGGTAGGCATTGGCCTGTTGGAACTTGGCCATTTGCGCATTGATCTGATCTTGCGCCGAGCCTTGTTCCGACGCGCCGGCCTGCGACAGCATGGTGAAATTGGCGGCGTTGGCGCGCTGCTGGCTGTCGCCCAGGTTGGCGAGCCCCTGGCTGGCCAGGATGTCGGAGTTGATCTTCGCCTGCGCGGCGCCCTGATTGGTGGTCTGAGCCGCCAGATTGCGGTTGAGGTTGGCCTGCTGCGCCGCTTGATTGGTGGTCGAGGCGGCGAGCCGGTTGGCGATGTCCTGCTGCGCCGCGGACTGCGCCTGACTGAAATTGCCGGCCATCAGCTGCTGGGCCATCTGAGCCATGCCCTGGGCGCCCTGAGCTTGGGTGACGCCGGCTTGCACGCCCTGGCGCGAGCCGCCGAACGCGTTGGCTGAACTGGCGGCGTTCTGATTCTGATTCTGCTGCAACCCCAAGTTTTGTTGCATGATCGGCAAAGTTGTGTTGATCACGGACTTGGTGTAGGGATTCATATAAGGACTGAGATCAGTCTTGCTAAGTTGTCCAGCCCTAATCATCGACGCATCACCAGGATCGGTGACGCTTTGCGGCGTCTGTCCAAGTGAATTCAAGAAACCAGCTTGCGAAGCACCGTATTGATCTTGGCCAACGTTGCCACTAGACGCTGCAAGATCCCAAGCTTGCTGTGTTTGCGGAGAAGTATCCGCTACCATCTGTCCTTGATACTGTTGTAAAGGCTGGTTAGCCACTTGCTGGGCGAAAGCATAGTTCTGCTGACCAGCGTTGGTCACCCATTGCGGGATCTGGTTGACCTGTTGCGTCTGGGTTTCTTGGGTGGAGGTGCCGCCACTCATTCTACAGCCCTCTGGTAGACGAACGACCTTGCTTTCACCGTCCAGCCGCGCCGCCGAGCGTCTGGCAACCACCCCCTGCGACCATAGGCCTGGATGACTTTCGCGCCAATTTCGAAACCGTACATCACGATGCGATCGTGCAGCTTGCGCAAGTCATCGAGGTTGCCGACAACCGCGAACACCTCCAGCGATCGCCCGCGGGGATGATCCGCGATGCGCGTGATCGCCCACGTATCCCCCTCCACGAACGACTGCATTCGCCCGTCCGCGATTCGTTCAAGGATGTCGTGCAGCGTGTACAGGCCGCCCATCCGATCGAGGATGCGCTCGAGCTTGCGATGGTAGGGATGGATCATCGCGCTTCGAGCTCCTCGACCCGCGCCTGGAGCTCCTGCACCGTGCGCACGAGCGCCGCGACCAGCATGTTCATGTTGGGAATCTGCAGGATGTCGGGATGATCTTTCTTGCTGTACGCCGCCGTGTCGCCCAGCACCTCTTGGAGCTCGTGCGCGACGAAGCCCCAATGTTCGCGATCGTCATCCTCGCTCAGCGGCTGTCCGCCCCGCTCCGAAACGAACTTCTTCTGCTGGTATTTGACCGGGGTCAGCTTCTTGATGGCGTCCCAGGTCGAAGCGAGCGGCTCGACGTTCTTCTTCATCCGGTAGTCGCAGGGCGGATTCCACTCGCGCGAGGTCCAGAAGTTGTAGTAAGCATTCCCGTCAGACCAACCGCCTCTGTAGAAATAGCCGTTCTGGTTCAGGCCGACGTTGACCCCATAAGCGGAGGGGCTGAGGAAAGTGATGAAGGCGTCGTTCGCGCCTGTGCCAACAACGTTGATGTGGCTGTAGCCCCCAGGCATGGCGATCCAGCCATAGTCCGAGGGCAGCATGACGCCGCCGTTGAAACGCGTGTAGCCGTCGTTACTGAGATGAATCGCCCCGCCGGTCGTGTCACTCACTAGGCAAGGATCGCCAACCAAGCCCACATAGCCGTGGCGTGCGCCACTCGCATCATGGAAACCGACATAGGCGTTGTTGCCGCTCGCGGCGTTGGCGTGGATGCTGACCGCGCCTTGAACATCAAGAAAGCCATTGAGCGAGCCGCCGCCCAAAGGCAGGTAATCGCCGGCGCCGATCGGGACCGGCGTTCCAACCTGAGCGCTTCCGGCGGCGATCGGCGCAAGAGTCGCCTTGCCGCCCTGAGTGACCCCGAACGTGTAGGTCAGCGGCACCGTCCCAGGCGTGGCGTCGTAAGCCTGAAACATGACCCCAGGCAACGCAGTGGTGGCGGAAAGCTTGTCGCGGAACCCATGCCGGCACCACAACGAGAAGGTGCGCAGATAGCGCGACAGCGTGTCGCTGACATCCGGCATATTGGGCAGATCCGGCGGCGGACTGTCGATTGGAGCAATGGGTTGAATCGCCATCAGCGATCTCCCCTCGCTACCGCGTCGATCAAATGCTGGCCGAGCGTGAACGGCTGAATGGTGGTCGAGCCGACGTCGATGCGCAACCGAATATCGCGCCCGGTGGTCCGCAGATCGACATAACCGTCTGTCCGCACCGGCACCGGCGGCGAGCGCGATTCCGCCGTGCCTAATGAGCGGCTATTCCTGTAAAATAGGCTGTAGCGCAGGTTGCTGATCGCCGCCTGGGCGGCGTTGTCGTCTGTCGGATCGAGCGCCTCGACGTCGGGCAACAGCTGCTTCACCGTCATCAGCTTGTCGCCCAGATTGAGATTGAACGATTCCGCGAACGGCGGCACAGTCGGCATACTGATGTTGACATAGCTGGTCGCGCCAAAGATCTCGTGCTGAATGGCGTAAAAATCGTCAGCGAAAACCGGGTGACTGGTGTAGCTCGAGGTCGATCCTGCGGAACGCGATTGCTGAACTTCTGTCCACCAGCCATCACGATAGTTGTAGACCGCAGCGCGCGTGTTGAATGGGCTATTGAGGGTTGGAAAAAACCACCACCATTCCGAGAACTCAGCGAGGTGGCACGCGAAGGATAGCTGGCGCACCGCGATCGGATCGAAATTGTCATCGATCCACGGGCGGATCATGCACTGCACCGGCAGGACCGAGGTGCCGTCGTAGCTGTAGGGGCCCTGCTGCGTCATCCACAGCGTCATGGACGACGTCGTCGCTACCGACTGCGGACTCCAGGGCGTTGTGCCGTCGCAGAGCTCGACGCAATTGTAGATGTACGGAAGCCCCAGGAAGCGTGAGGCATAGCATTTCTTGCCGGTCCACAGCAGCGTGTCGGTTCGACCGGAAACCGCCGCGATGATCGGGCTCGCTGGCTCGACGTCGAAGAAACCGGCCTGAGAGGTGACAGAAGCATAATCCCAGGCGCCGGGGTTCTCCTGATCGCACCAAGCAAAACGCCGACTGCTGCCGCCTTGCGGCGTGCCATCCTGGGTGGCGCCGAAAATTTGGATGAATCTTTCCTGAGTGACGACAAAGCATCGGCCATGCGGCACCACACCGCGACCTGAGTCAGCCGGCTGAGTGATCGCAATATTGCCGCTGCCTGGAGAACCTTTGCCTGGATCCCACATCAGGAGCCGTCCGTCGCCGGACGTCATGGCGTAAAGAACGCCGCCGAAATTGTCCAAACTGTAGGCATCGGGCACCTTGGTGATGGCGACCGAGCCTGGGATCACCCGCGGCGTGCCATAAGTGGAATCGCTATAGAAGCCGTCGCCAAAGCCGCCGACCAGCCCGGTGGGCGGCGCGATCGCCGGACTCGGGGAGATGTCGAATAACGTGCCGCCAACGTCTACGTAGAGATTCAATTCGCACAGGAAGGCCGTGCGATAGACTCCGTCCACGCCAAACCATCCATGGATCTGTTTGCAGCGTGAGGCGAACTTATACTTCTCGACGCCGCCGACGATGTTAGTGAGCCGCGCTTGGCCGCCCATCGGCTGCATCTGGCCTTCGCGCCAACGCACGAGATTCACTTCCGCCCAATTGGACGAACGCTGCTTCTTCGTCGCCTTGGCGACAACGCCAGGGGGAATCTCGATCGGTTTAAAACCAGTGCTCATGTGTATCTTATGATGTAGTTGATGGCTTGGAACGGCGGCACGACGCTGAAGGCTGCGCCGCTGCCAAAGTTGTCCGTCGTCGTGATGCGGGTTAAGCCATAGTCAGAGTTGTGGATGTTGGTGCCGGAAGCCTGGATCGAGATGGCGGAAGTCGGCGTGTCGGTATTACCGCCGAGATTGCCAGCTGGATCGGTGTAAGCGGCAAGATCGCCAACGCCACTAGTGGTCCCGCCTATGTTCCCCTGAAAATAGGAAGGAATATCGCCACGCACGTTTTGACCGCCGCCGGTGACACCCCAGTAGGTGTAAGTATGCGAGTGACCCGCTGTGTGACCCAGATGCTGATGGCCGCCGGTCGCGATCGCATGATTATGCGCCCATTGATTGACGCCGTGGCCATGCGCCTGATCAGTGATGGTGTGGTAATGCTGCGGGTCTTGGATGGTGTGCGCGTGCGGCGGGAGATTGGCGCTCGCAAGCGCAACCGAAAAATTGCCACCCGCTTGGCCAACCGGATTCGGTCCTGCGCCAAGCGGGAATCTCTGCACCAGATTGGGGAGATTAAAAGCGGCCCCACCGCCGCCGAACGCATAGCCGATAACCGCAAACAGAGCGGCGTAGGTTGTCGTACTGAGAGCTTGCCCCTGGCACAGTATCCAATTCGCTGGCGCCGCTGCGCCCGCGAACATGACAACGGCGCCGATCGGCACGCCGGCCTGTTGATTGGCGAAAACTTGCGCGTCAACCTTGTCGGTGGTCGCGTTGAGCGTCGTGCCCCAGGTGTTCGCACTCGCGCCTGGGTCAGGTTTCGTCCAACCATAGTTGACGGTTGTGGTTTCGGCCATAACGGCTACGCCTTACTGCTTATGCTCACCCGAGCCATTGCTGTGAGTGTGCCGGCAATTGTTGTGTTCATCGCAGTGGAAGTGAGCCTGCGCCGGAATTACCCAGAGCCCAAAAACAAAGATCAAGATCCTAACCATTACACAACTCCGCTTCTTCCCATTCAACAGGCTCACATGGCTCTGTTGGCTTCCAGAGCGGCCCGCTTGTGAGCGCGCCCGTGAAAGTGATACTCGGCGCAATAGCGCCAACCATGAACACGTCGCCAAACATGTTGCCGGTAAGAGTGATCTGCGGACTGATGTTGCCGGCCAAGGCGAGGTTGGAAAACGAAAGATCGCCGCTGAAAGTAACTGTTGGCGCGACGTCGCCGGCCAGATCGGCGGAAAGGGAAATGCCGCCAGCCAGAGCGACGGACGAACTGACATCGCCCGCCAAATCTCGAATAAAAGTCAGATCGCCGCCGAGCGTGACGGTTGGGCGCATGTCGCCGCTGAGATCGACGCTGCTGACGCTGGCGGCGACGGTGAGATCGCCGCCGAAAGTCACCGAGGGCGCAACATCGCCAACGAGGCTGAGGGAGAAAGAAAGATCGCCGCCGAACGAAACCTGCGGCGCGATGTCGCCGGCTATAAGATCGCTAAAGCTGAGATCGCCGGACAGCAGAACCTGCGGCGTGATGTCGCCAACCAAATCGATAAGGTTGGCGAGCGCGCCTGCGAACGCCAGCGACGGCGCGATATTGCCAGCCATATCCGCGAACGTGCCGCCGACCGGATCCCAGGCGGTGAATCCACTCGGCGCGGCGTAGGTCTGGTTCGCCGCAGCGGTCTGCAGCGTCCACGTTCCTTGCGTGTTTGCGTGAAAGGACAGCGCCGGAAACAGTGGCCCCACCGTCGCCGGAACGAAGGAGATGATTGGCGATGAGCCCGTCGCCGGATTGACGCCGCCATCCCAGACGTTGTTCCTGGCGATCCAGAAACTGCCAGCAGTAAAATCGACCGCTAGCGCCCACACATCACCCGGTTGTGGCGTACCGGAACTAGATCCATGATTGCCGGTGAATGCGCCGCTGACATAATTGGTGCCGAAAAACGATCCGACGCCGCCCGAATTGGAAGATGCCCCAACAGCATCGCCAACATTGAGTCCGGCATCCGCCAGCCCAAAGAAAACCTGCCCCGCAGTGGCAGTGCTGATGTAAAATTCAACATAAAGCTTGCCGGACGTCTTGCTTACCGAGCCGCGGATCGCCTGCCAGTTCGCGGCCCCCGAATAAGTGACGTCGCGACCACTGTTGGTCAGCGCCATGGGAGGCGTGGCGGCGGCGGCGTCCGTCGCGCTCCAAACAGAGGCTGCAGCTGAAGTGCCTGGAACCGGGATCCCAAGCGCTAGGATGGCGGTGGCGTTAGGCATACCAAAGCGACCAGGGATCGATGACGCCGCCCATAATCGCGTCGATCGAAAAGAAATGAGCCGCTGGATTCTGAGCCGGCGGGGTCAGCACAGACCCCGAGGCGAACATGGTGTAGAGGCGAGCGTTGCCGACAAAAGCTCCAGAAGGAGCAAGTCCCGAGATCGGGCTTAGTATGATGTTGCCAGTGGATGAGTTGCTTGCCTGGAACACCTGTCCCGTCGTTAGATCGACAAGCATAAAGGTTCTATTCTTCGTCGCTGTCCCGGTCGCATTGTTGGCGAAGGCGAAATAGGTATGACCATTAATTCCAGTGAAAGTGACCTGAGTTCCTCCTGTGATGTTGAAACTGATCCCGGTGCCGTTTAAAAAAATTCCAAGATTGTTAGTGTTGCTGCACGCAAACACATACTGACGCCCAACGCCAAGCAGTTTGAAGATGCAGCCCCAGGTGATCCATTGGAATGTAGTTCCGACAACCGAAAACGAACAAATTCCTGTGCCCGCGCCATCGTTGGAATAGATATACGAACCATTCTCGTCGCGACCATCCAGCGTAGTCGAGCCGCCGACAAACGTCTCGGTGACAAGGTCGTACATGCCCTTGCCGCGCGCCACCGCCGCGTTGAAAAAATGCGCCTGATTGTAAAGCGGATGGGCGCGATTCAGCCGCGGCGTCTTAGCCGGGAAAGCAAGAGGTGGTTTGCGCCTGAGTTCAAGCATTCGTTTGCTGACGATAGGTTGAGATCGAACAAGCGCACACGCCGCCCGCAGCAAAAGCCCACCCCGATTGATTTTGCATGGTCAACGCGAACTTGCGCGGCGGAATCGGGATTTCCAACACCGAACCGGCGATATTGGTGATGCCGGTCCCAGGCGAGATCGGAAAGCCGCCGATCGAGTTCAGAAGCGGCACATAGGTGGTGCTGGCGACTTGCGTTCCAGCCGTCAGACGACCGTCGCCATAGGTCGCATTGTCCAACTGTAAGCACCACAGGAAGAACGCGATGCCTGCGCCCTGGCCGATCGTTGACAGCGACGGCGTGATCTGGCCGACGAACGAAATATCCATCCATTGGTCCGGCGTGCCGAGAGTTGCGACCGTGTTGTCGAACGTGATCCCGCCCAGCACGCTCGACAGGTTGGCGAGCGAGTTGAGGTCACTCGCGTTGAAAGCGGGAGTAAACGCGCCGCCGCCGGCAAGAGAACCTCCCGCCCATGCAGTTTTATTCGCCATAGCATCGACTCAAACTATTGGACGGTGATGGTCAGCGAGTTGGCGGCGAAGCGCGCAGTGTCATTGAGGTTGACAGCCTTGGGCGCCGCTAAATCTCCCCAGCCCAGCATGTTGCCGCCGGTCACCGCGCTCCACACGGAAAACTGATTGATCGTTCCCCAGGCCGACGTCGCCTGATTATAACTGACGATCGAAGTGTTTTTGGCGATCGTCGGATTGGAGCCGGTGTTGGTGAAAGCGATCGGGCCCTGGCGGCCATAGCCAGTGCCAGCGGTCGAAACTTCGCTCGTCGGCGGATTGGTGCCGGCGGCGCTCGTGTGCAACGCCACAAAAGCAGAAGTCGTCAGCGCGCTAATAACAGAAGCTTCGCCGGAAGGAGCAAGTTCAGAAACCATGGATCACCTCACCAGTAAAGACATGCATATTTGTGCCCCGCCGTCGTTGCGGCGATCGACAGCGCGCCGCCGGTGGCAAAGCCATATCCAGGCTCGACCGAGCCGGCGCCAGCGAAAGTCGTCGCCGTGCCGGCTGGCACGACGAAGGATCCAGAAACGTTGGGCGAAGCCGCCCCAACCACCGCGGCGGCGGTCACCGACCACCACAGACCTTCCGTCGTGTCGAGATTCTCGAGCCGCCAGCCATGCGCCGCAGTACCGGCAGGGATCACTGTCAGCGCAGTGCCCGCGGCCAGACCCACCGTGGAGCAATTGACCGCAGTGAGCGCGCCGGGAGAGTAGTTTTGCGCCTCGACCGGCGTTGCCAGCAGCAAGGCGGCGAGAAGAAGCCTTTTCATCCGAAACTCCGAACACGGGTGCGCGCCAGTCGCGAACCCGAGGCGCGCGACTTGAAATGATTGGCGTTGAGCTTGGTGATCATGTCCTCGCACAGCTGCTTCATGATCGAGGACGTTTGCTCCTCGCCAAGCGCGTGCAGATCGGCGTGCATCAACGCTGCATATCGGTACAATGACGAAAGCTTGGTGTAGACCCAGGACGGCGTGGCGTCCGCGAACACCGGCACTTCGCCGTAATAATCGATCCGAACCACCTGACCGTTCACAGCGTCGGGCGGTCCGCCGATAAAGATCTGCCGCCCCTCGAGCGTGTAGTTGCCGAGCGCAACCTGATCATCCATCGAGAAAAATTCATGCCGCGGTTTGTATTCGATCGGCTGAAAACCGCTGGCGAACTGATCGTTGGCGAGCCGAACGAAATCCATCTCGAGCCAATCCGGCGGCAACGGCGCACAACGCGAAGCGATCACCGCATCTTCAGTCTGAATCATCCGATCGATGCGGAGCTCCGCGTTGAGCTTTTCCTCCGCGCTACGGACGTACGAGGTCACCAGAATGTCGGACCAATCCTGGCGGTTGGCCCATTCCGCGATCGCTGTCTTGAAGTCACTGAAGTCGGTCATATCCTCCCCGTCACCAGAAGGATGAGAAGGACGATGATGATCACGCCGACGAGGCCAACGCCGCCATGACCGAACCCATAGCCATATTGCCAGTAAGGAACGATCGAACCGCCGCCGAGCCCACCGAGTAGGATCACGATCAGAATGACGATGAGAATCAGACCAATTGGGCTCATCGCGCTAACTGCCTCGTTAGAGATCGGACCTGTTGGGCTTGGGAGAGTCCGGTGAGAACGGTTTCAATTGCGGGTCGTTCTTCAACGACAGTTCCGTCTGGCTCAACGATCGTTGTTGATGTTCCCGGCGGAACAACCACTGGTGCTCTTGGACGGGCAAGTTCGAAGCTGGCGCTACACCCCAACAGGCCAAAACAGAGGGCGGCGGCAAGCAATAGGCGCACATCACCGGTCCCTTCCGACGTTCCCTCGCCAGATCCGGAACGGCGCGGCCTCGCTCGAATTGAGCCACTTGGCCTCGTCGTCGGGCCCCCAACCTTCGCGCATCATCCGCTCGAAGATCTCAATTGGAATTGTCGCGACCGGCTTAATGTCAGCGCCAGGGCGCAAGGTTTCACGCTTATGCGCGATGCTGGTCAGGATCTCGGTGAGATCCTGATCAGTCTGGACGACGACGCGGGAGGGATTGTCGTCGTCCAAGATCATCGTGCGGCGCACGCCGTTCGCTTCACGATAAACGATGCGCCGCTCGACCACTGCCTTACGCCTTGATGCCGTTCAGAAGCACATGAGCGAGGGCGTTTCTCATCTCGATGCCCCACTCCACCACAATCATGCGGTTCTCGGCGTCACCAACACGCGCCATCAGGTACTGACGGAAGCTGCGGAAGAAGGCCACCGCCACATAATCCGGATCAAGCAACAACCCGATATCCACCGGCAACCAACGCGAGGGAATGCACTTGATGCGGCCAAAGTCCGTCGCCAGCACATCGACGGTGCTGACCACTTCCGTCTTGCCCACCAAAACCTGAGTGGTGCTTCTTCCGACGAAGGTGCTGATGGTTCGTTTGGGCCCTGGCGGCACGATCAGCAGTGTCGGTGAAGCGCCGTTGGTGTAGGCGAGTTGCATTGCATCACCCACCATGGCTTCCGTGATCGAAACAGGCGTGCCGGGGGCGGTCATCGTGTCGGTATTGGGAGTCGCGCCGCCAGGAAGACCAGAGGTGCCCTTCGCGCCAAACACGCCAACCACTGCGCCGCCAGTAGCCTGAACCGTTTTGCTGGTACCAGTGACGCCGTTACGATCGACTGCGCGCCCAATCCAGTGCGGGATCGACTCAGTCATGCGCGCCAACGGCGCGTTGCCCGACGTTTCATCCACCCGCGCTTGGCGCGAGCACATGATCGCTTCCATGTCGGATTTGAGCACCTTTGAGATGATCGCCATCTGGTGAGCCATCTCGCTGCCTTTACCGGCAGCATCGGCTTCCTCTTGCGAACCAGAGACTGTGGCGTCTCGCTTGGAGATCTGAGCAACGCCCTGTTGCCTGATAGTCGGCGTGGCTGGATCTTGGAAGGTGTTAAGGTTAAAACCTTCAGGCTGCGCGTTTGTTAGGTTAACTGTGGGAAGAAATTCGGTCTGCCAGTCAAACCAACGGTTCTTTACATTGCGACGTCTTGAAGCAGACATCACAGGTGTATCGAATGGGTCGATGTTGTAGATAGCGTTGCTTAAATCTTCCCTGTTCCCAGTCGCGCTATACGTAGCAAACGCTTGGGTTACTTTGGCTGTACTGTTGGCCATGGGGCCCTCCGATTAAAGCAGTCTCCGAAACACTTCAGCGGCGTCATCAAGTTTGCCGCTTTTCGCCAATCGGCGCTGTGCGTCGTCGAAACCGCTCCTGCGCGCATTCCCTAGTAAGGGGGTAGCCGCACCGGGGGCCAACGTCCTGCCCTTGCCTGTGACAACCGCTCTGGGCGCGGCGGCTGTCATACGGTCGTACTTGCTCGCCTTCCACAGGATGTCCAACATCCGGGGGTCATAGACCGTGGCGACTTCTAGTTCGCTGAAGCCAGCCGCCGCTGCGGTACGTCGCATCGACTGGATGTTTTTCTTCAGCGTCGGTTCGTCAGGCATCACCTTGATGTGATCCATGACGAATTTCTCGAATCCGCTTACCGCATATTCCTGCGTTCGTCTATCGCGCTCCTCCACATCCGCGGCCTCGCGCTGAGCCCGCAGCTGCTGCGATCGCTGCAGATTGCCATAGATGACTTGGAAAACTTTCTGCTTAGCATGCGCGGCGCGCGGATCCGTCGCGAACTCCTGATCCCAATTCGGCTCGCGCGGGAGCATGTTGGCGACATCCTCCTCGTAATCCTGGCGAGCCTTGTGCCACATCGACCAGCCCTGCTGCAGCCGGCTGTAATCCTGTTCAATCGCATGTTTCGCTTCGTTCAACTGCGCCAAGCGTTGATGGAAAGTCGCTTGCCGGATGTAGCCATTTAGGGCTTCGTTGAGCGAGACCTCGTGTTTCTGACCATCGACGGTGATTTCGTACCGGGCGGACCCATCCTCTTCGCCGGAATCTTCGCCTTCGGCGGGGTCAAGTTCTGACTCTGCGGAAATATTTTCCGGCTCACTGTCTGATAGGTCGTATCCGTCGTCGGCATCGGCATCGTCGGACTGCGCGGGGCGTCTTGATACACGTCGTTCGCGATCCTGCCCTTCTTCTTGGGAGGACGATCTTCCAGCTTCGTAGCCATCAGCAACCTCTCTTTCACGAGCGGCAAATGCCGGATCGTCGCCGCCGTCGCTCGTGTCACCGGTCAGCGGATCGCCTTCAACGACGCGCTCCTGAAACATCGGTTCAGGGTTGGCAGTCTCGCGGATGAATTTACCGCCCTGGTCGCGCGGGCGGCTAGCGGGAGCTATTTCTGTGGCAAATGCACCGGCGGCCTCATCGACGCCGTCAGCCATTAATGTTTCCTCTTCTCAGCCCATGTGTGGTCGTTGATGAAAACCTGAAGCTGCTGCGGAATAGCCTCCAGGGCTTGCATCTTCAGCGCCAAAGCGAAGACCGCCTCCCTATCGATCGTCACCATCTGTTCAGCGAACCACTGCTTGCGCAACGCCAGGATCGCAGCCTTGAAAGCCGGATCTCCCAACAGATCTTTGGATCCGGTAGCGAGGCGTTTAACCTCTTCCGAATCGAGCTTGCGCTCCTCACCTTCCACTGGCTCGCGCCTGCAAAACCAATTCTTTCAACAGATCGTCCAGCGTATCCCCATGCCCGGTCACATAACCGTTCGCGATCATCCAGGCCGCAACCGCTTCACGCGCAATGTCTTCATTCATCGATTGGCCCCAGGTCGCGGCCTCATCTTCGCGATCTTCTGCTGATTGCCGAGCGTAGCCGCAGTCACCGTCTCCTCGTGCTGGCGATCGAGATCGGCCTGTTCCGCCTCATGCTCATGATCGGCGCCCTGCGACAGCGCGCCGGCAATGATCTGCGCCCCCTTCATCCCGTGCCCAGTCATCGCCGCGTGATGCTGACTGGCCAGCGAAGTCATCGCCTGGGTGTGCTGCGCACGGATCTGCGACATCTTCTGCATGTGCTGGCTGGCGATCTGCGCGGCTTGCAATTGGGCGGCGTTCTGCTGCTGCTGGCCCTGCTGCGCAACCTGATCGGAATCGTTCTGAGCCTGCGCAGCCTTGATCTGCTGATCCTGATCGGCGGAATCGCTGTCCTGCTGGTCGCGCATCAATTGACTGGCCAACTGCGCCATCTGGGTATGGTTATCAACGCCGATCTTCGCGCCCTCGAGGCCGAGCTTCTGCACATCGATCTGAGTCTTGGCCTGTAGCTGCTGGTGCTTGAACACGTTGTCATGCACCATCTTCTCACGATCGAGTTGCTGCTGGCCAACCGCCTTCGAAGTGTCGGAGCGAACCTTCTCCAATTGCGCCTGGGCCGCCACCGACATCGGATCCGGCGTCTTAGGCTGCGCCAAGATCATCTGCATCTGCTGCGGATTCGGCGTCTTGAAGTACCTCCCGACATTCTTCACGTTGGCTAAGCCCAGCATGTCGGTCACGGTGTTGATCATTTCGGGGATCCCACAGACCGGGTTATTCAACCCATAGGTCTGCACGATCAGTTGCTGTTTCTGGTCGATCTGCTGCAAAGCCAGCATCCGAACCATGTCGGAGCCTTTGCCCAAGTTGGGATTGACCTCGACCCCCATACTGGCGTCGAATGTGCCGGTGTCGTAGGGCGTCCACTTACCGTTGATCTTCAGCGTGCGCTGCTGATTGGGGTTTTCACAGACTTCGTTGAACAATCCAGAAAATAAATCTTTGAACCCAGTTTCACATAAAACCCTGGCGACGAGCTCGACGCGCTCCTGCGCCCCATTGATCACCGCCTCGACGCCTATCTGCGTGCTTGATTGAATCGCCTTCGGGTCCAACCCCTTCGCTGCATCCGACAAACCGGTGCGCCGCGACAAACTGTCGTTCAACGTGTCGATGACCGGCATCACCTGCTGGCCGAGGAACGGCACCGAAAGCGGCATCACCGTCGAAGACGGATCGCCACGACTGCGGATCACCGCGCCTAAATCATCGTTCATCGCATCGTCGGGATTCACCAACAGTTCGTTGATGACCATCTTCGAATTGATGCTCTCAGCGGCGCTATCAAGGATCGCCCGCATCAGATTGGTTTTAATTCTCTGGATGTCTTTAGTATAATCCGTCAGGCTCTCGCCGACGATGGTGTGACCAATGGGGTCACACGAAAACAACGCAAACTTAACCCTGTTCGCCTCTTCGTCGTAAACGATATTGCGATCATTGCCGATCGTGCAGATGTAGCGGAGC